ATGAAGCAGGGCGCGTGACACCCGGGACAGTAGCGGGTGACAGGCGTGACAGAAGGTGCCAGAAGCTGGTGACAGCGGGGTGGCACCAGGTGACAGTTCCTGGAGACAGGGGCTGGGAGGGGCTCCGGAGACGGGGCTGGAGAGGTCGCGACAGCGACCGGAGAGGGGTGGGATTGTGGTTTGGTGGGTGAATGACCCGTCGACGAACCGGTCGATCAGCTTCCCGACGCAGAAGCAGGCCAAGAGCGTCAGCAGCAACGTCCGGGGATCCAGCGTCTCCAAGACCCCGTCAGCGCACCACCGGCGCGGCTGCCTGCTGCTGCCCGTGGCGCTCGGCGGCGGGACCCTGGCGCTCGGCGTGGCCGCGGAAGCGATCCGGGGGATGCTGGGGTGAAGATCTTCTACGATCTGGAGTTTCTGGAGGACGGCCAGCACATTTACCTGATCAGCATCGGGATGGTCTCCGAGGACGGTCGGGAGCTGTACATGATCAATGACCAGGTGGCGGAGGGCCCACTTTACGAGCGGATCATCCGGAATCACTGGCTGATGAAGTACGTCGTTCCGTATCTTCCGCTCGTGAGGCTGAAGGATAAGCTCACGAGGGTCCGGCTGCCCAGCAGCAGTGATGCTGGGAGGTTCGACCTGGACATGAACGATGTCCGTGTCGCTCCCCCGTATGTCATCCGCAACCAGGTGCGGGAGTTCATCCTGCGTGCGACCGACCCATATCCGGCCGAGCCCGAGCTGTGGGCGTACTACGGGGCCTATGACCACGTCGGGCTCTGCCAGCTGTTCGGCACCATGATCCAGTTGCCGGCTGGGATCCCGATGTTTACAAACGACCTGAAGCAGCTGCTGCACCGCGCCGGGAACCCCGAGTTCCCGGTCTGTGACGATGAGCATGACGCACTCGAAGACGCCCGGTGGGGCCGCAGGCTGTATCAGTTCCTTGAAGAGAGGGATATGACATGAACGGTGAACCGAAACTGCTGCGCGGAGATGGCAGCAAGGTCAAGGTGGGGCTGAGCCGCGAGGATGGGCAGGTCGAGTCGAGGGCCACCATCATCGTCCCAGCCATGCCGGACGCAAGGACATCGGCACCCTCCGGGCGTTCCTGATGTCCCTGCCGCTGGTCCTGGCTGGCGACCTCGCGCCAGCGAACCACTGGGGCACTCTTATCATCACCCTCGCCATGTTCGCGACCATGACCACCATCCTGCTGGTCGATCGTCGCTAGCGCCATAACACTCACTACCAGCGAAAAGAGTAAGAACTGTGACCGACATCAAGCAGAACCGCGGCAACCTCGTGCCGCTGAAGCCGTCCTACGACAAGGACGGAGAAGAGGCGTGGGTCGAGCTGACCCGGCGTCCCGGGCAGGACAAGGCCAGGGTGACGCTCACGCTCCCGGTCGCCGGTGGCGACGTCGTCAGGGTGCAGTTGAATGACGACATCGCCCGGACGATCGCCAGGGAGATGGCAGCGACGGCGGGACGCAAGCCGATGAGCGGCTTTGCCGCGTTCCTGGCGACCGCCCCACCGATCCTTGTCGCCTCAGTGGTTCCCAGTAACTGGTGGGGATCCATCGCCCTCATCCTCGCCATGTTGGCGGCTATTGCCAGCATCTTGGTGGCTGACCGCCGCTAGCAGGTACCGCAACATCCGCAACCAGCGAAAAGAGCAAGCACATGGCAGAGATGCCCGCATTCCTCGGCCTCATCCCGGGGTTCCTGGATCTGTACGAAGACGCGATGATGTACCGCGCCCTCGACGCCGCCGGAGTGGACAACTGGGAGGGCTGGGACGAGGTCAATGGCGCAAATATCGAGCTGCTTGTCGAGAGGCAGCGGAATCGCGCCACGGTGGCCGGCGACAGCCCGCACGTCAAGCACGCAGCCCGGGAGCTGGAACTCCTCGGGCAGACGGACGAGGATCCCGGGTACGCGCACAGCATCATCCTCGCCGTCGCGGCGCTCCACTCCTACGGACACTCCGGAGGTTCGATGCTCACCGCCATCGCGGCACTGAAGGCACTGCTGGACGGGCGCGCACTGGTACCGCTCACCGATGACCCGGCCGAGTGGATCGATCGCAGCGAGGTTTCCGGATACTCGCTCTGGCAGAACAGCCGCGACACGACGGCGTTCAGTCAGGATGCCGGAAAGACACACTGGACGCTGGAACTCGGACGGGACCACATCATCATCAGCGCGCCAGCGGTGGATCCCAGCAAGAAGTAGCGACCGGGCCGGCTCCGGGTTCGCTCGGGGCCGGCTCCCATCCGGAAGGGGAAGCAGTGCTAAGGATTCTGGTGACCGGCTGGCGCGACTGGCCGGAGGGCGGGGCATGGGTCGTGTCGACTGAGTTGTCCAATATCATCAATGGCTTCTGGGCAAAAGGGATCGTCCTACAGGGGGTCACTATTGTGCAGGGGGAGTGTCCCTATGGTGGGGTTGATCGGTACGCGAAGGGGTATGCCATCGCCCATAGCCTCGCCGTCGAGTCGCACCCGGCGCGGACCGGCCCGGGCGGCCGGCTCCTCGGACCCGAGCGCAACAGCCACATGGTGTCGCTGGGCGCGGATATCTGCCTGGTGATGCCCGGCCCCGGCTCGCGGGGAACCTGGGACTGCTCCAGGAAGGCGTCCGAGGCCGGTATCCCGCTGGTCGTCAAGAGCTGGGAAGAGGTGCGCCGTGCGTGGAACTAACGCCTTCATCGACAGGTTCAACAGTGACGTCAAGGGGCATGAGCTGGAGATTCTCCGCGACGATGCCCTGTACCGGCACCTACGGTGCTCCAACCCGGCCGGGAGCTGCTTCTGGTTCGACGTGGTCACCTGGCCGGGAGCCCTGGCCATCACCGGAGACTTCGGCGATGGATACGTGTTCCGTCGCGTCGACGACATGCTCAGCTTCTTCCGCGGAAGCGGCGGCAGGGTCAATCTGAACTACTGGAGTCAGAAGGTCGTCTCCGGGAACGGCGACATGATGCAGTACTCGACGAGGAAGTTCCGCGAACATCTCTGGAAGGCGGTCCGAGAGGCCAACGAGGAGAACGGCGGGATCCCCGGCCTGGCCAAGGCGGTCCAGTACTCGCTGAGGCACGAGTACGACATCCACAACCGCAACGAGGCACACGCCATGGCCAGCGACTTCGAGCACTCCGGCTTCCGGTTCGAGGGCTGGGAGTCGTGGGACGTGGAAGAGTGGAGCTCCTCCTTCCTCTGGGCCTGCCACGGGATCGTCTGGGCGATCTCGCGGTATGACGCTGCCCGAGCCGGCTGACCGAGTACCCGCCCCCGCTGCCCCGTGCCTGATCAACTGGCGCGGGGCAGCGGCCGTTCCTGGCCACGACTACAATTCGACGGGAAACCCGTCGAGCTGGGAGAGAGTGCCGTGCAGGACGAAAACGAAGCGCTGGAGCTGTACACCTTCGGCGAAGAGGCTGTCGGTGTAACGATGATCAACGGCCAGCCCTGGTTTGCCGGCAGTGACCTCGCGCGGGTCCTGGAGTACCGGGACGCCCGTGACGCGCTGCGAGCAGTGGATGGACCCAATGTTCGTACGCACCCGGTGCGTACCGACGCAGGCATGCGCGTCAAGCTGCACGTCAGCGAGGCCGGCCTCTATCAGATGATCCTGCGGTCCCGCTCCAAGCGCGCCCACGAGTTCCAGCGGTGGGTGACCGGTGAAGTGCTCCCCGCCATCCGCCGCACCGGGGCCTATGTGCCGCCGCCCTTCGACATCCCCAGTGACTACGCTGCGGCGCTGCGGGCGGCGGCCGACGCCTATGAGGCCAGCGAGGCGGCCCGCCAGCTCGCCGAGCAGCAGGAGCGGCGCGCCCTGGCGGCGGAGGAGACGGTTGCCGAGCTGGAGCCGAGGGCAGCGTATACCGACGCGATCGTCGCCAGCGACGCCGATGAGGAGAACGAGCGCGACATGTCCGTCGCCGTGGCGGCGAAGCACCTCGCGCGGGACCCGAATCTCCGGATGCCCAACGGTGACCGGCCGGGCGAGCGGCACCTGTTCGAGTACCTGGAGCAGCAGCTGAAGTGGCTGGTCCGTCGCAGTGGCGCGTTGCAGCCCTACCAGGAGGCCATCAACCGCGGCCTGATGACGATGGCTCAGAGGACCTGGGTGGACGAGCGGGGCCTGCACGTCACCTCCCAGCCCCGCGTGACCCGCAAGGGTCTGGTGAGCCTCTACGTCTCTCTGGGGGGCAACCAGACCGCCCTCGTGCTCCCCAGTACGGCCTGGCTGAGCTGATCTACGACAGAGACTCCCGCTCCGGCTGGCCGGCCTCGGCGTCGGCCAGCGTCTGGAGAATGAGGCCGTGCTTCTCAGCCTCGGCCTGGCGCCTGGCGACGCGGCGCCGGGTTACGGTGCGGTCGGCACAGTGGATCCGTAGCGCAATGGTGTGTGCCGCCCACCCCTTGTCGTCCAGGATGTCAATGGCGCGGTCGCGCTCGTTTGCCGAGGCCCTGCAACGGACCCCATTAATGAGACGTTCGACGACGATTTCGTCGATATCCTCGGCGCCGGGTGTCCGGCGGCGCTGACCCTGCCTGTTGAGACTGTCGCCGGCCATGCTGCTCTCCCCTGTCGTCAATCTTGCTATCACGGTGGTGCTGGCTGTGCATCTGCATGCTATCGTAGCCGAGACAGAAATCGGAAGAGCAGGGGAGGTCGCATGATCATCGTCACCGGAGAGCGCGGAGAGGGTAAGACGGAGGCTCTCATCAACTGGACGTTGCAGGGAAGCCCCAGGGACGCGGAGCCATTCCGCTGGTCCCGGTTCATCGTCGTGATGAACCTGAGCATGGCGAACTATCTGACTCCGAGACTGTATCGGGCCGCAGCCAGGTTCAGGGACAACGGGCAGCCGGCCCCAATGTTCCCGGAACGCCTCGTCATCCCAAAGCAGCGTATCCACACTCTGCGCGGAGTTGACCTTCACGATTACGAGTACGCGGTCGATGAGGCCGGAGAACTGATCAAGGACGCTTTCTCCAGTACGGCCCTCATCATCCCCCCGGCGGCTATCTCCATCGGCGGGACCGCGGTCTCGGCTCGGACCGAGAGGATCTGAACGTGCCCCGCCTCGCAGTGAAGTCACGCCGCGGTGTGTCGATGGCCCGGAAGCCGGCCAGGAACAGCTCCAGGCTCCAGTTCCCATGCCGGTGCGGCGCCGTGGCCGGACAGCGTTGTCTGAGCAAGCCGGCGAAGGATCCGGGAAGCTACCGACGACCCCTGAAGCACTCCCACACCTATCGGGGTGTCGATAATGGCGGCGATGCGGGACCATCGCTGCATGACAACGACGGAACCGAGTAGGCCAACGAGGGCGCCGCTGCGTCCGGTGTTCACCTGGATCTGGGTGGCTCTGGGTACGGCGGCGCTTGTCACTGAGCTGATCGCCCTGTTCTCGACCCGCGAGGGTGGCACGCTCAGCGAGCACGTGTGGAAGATCCTCCGGGTGGGGGACAAGCGCCCGACCAGTGCCGTGTGGGTTGGGAGGGTGCTGCTCGGGGTGTTCCTGCTGTGGCTGCTCCCGCATCTGGAGCTGGCGTGGTTCACCCCCTCAGATCCCCTTCCATGGTGATGGTATTGTCTTAGCATCAGCGGGATCGAGCAGAGTGGAGCAGGTAGTGAGTGTGGATCCAGTTACCCTTGTTGGGCTTTCGGCGGTAATCGACGGCAAGTCCTACACGATCGTGAAGGCTTCCTACGCGCGGGGAAACCTCCCCTACCGGGACGGCAGGCTCGACGCTACTGGAGAGCCTGAGCGCGTGATGCTCAAGAACGCGGCCGAGATCGTTTACGCGGCCGACGACTCCGGGCAGAGAGTGGAAGCATTCCTCTGCATGCACTGCTACGCGAGGTTCGAGAAGCTGGGGCAGGTGCGGGTTCACCAGACCAGGGAGCATCGCGCCGCGGTCGCGGAGAAGCCTGACCGGTTCGCCGTCAGCTTCTCAGCCCTGACCATGACGGACCTGAAGGCCCTCCACCGTGCCTACCTGGCTCTGGACGGCAGGCTCAAGGAGAGCCAGGAGGCACTGAGCGCGGCAACGGAGCGGCTCCGGCGCGTCGAGGCAAAGATCGCGGTCCTGGCCGCTGGTTTGCAGTGATCCGCGACGCGCTCATCGAGATCGTCAAGTGCTGGCCGATCGTCGTCGGCCTGATGGTCCTGATCGTCATCATCGGCGCAGTGGGGCTCCGCCGGGCCGGAAGCATCAACCGCAAGCACTGACACGGTAGGCCGGGGCGCGACTAGTGGTCCGCCCCGGCCGGACAGGGGAGACATGGGAATCTTCGGAAACTACGACACTGCGATGGCCGTTGGCGTTGCGGCGATCACCGCTGGCATGGCTGGGATGTTTGCACTGTTTCTGTACGCGATGTTCGGCAGTAACTACAGCGGGGAGCGCAGACGTGGCCAGCCGCCGCGCCGTGACAAGCAGATCGACACTGCGGAGCTGATTCATCGGCCGGCGCGCGGCGGCGAGGCTCCGGGGCGGCACCACATCATGATCAATGGCTAGGAGGACAGATGCTCAACTGGTTCAGGGGCCGGGCACGGCAGCAGGTGTTCCACGTCCGGTTCTGGGGCGACGACGAGTACCTCGGCGGCCGGAAGGAGGTCCTGGAGGGGCAGGACGGTGTGGTGCAGGCGTCCCTCCACGTCAGTGGCCGCTGGCTACGGGTGCGTGACGTCCTCGGGCAGCGCCGGGTTATCCGGCTCGGGCGGGAAGTTGCCGAGGTCAGCTTCGACCCCTCCGGTCCTGAGGCATGATCCGGGCACTGAGGGCTTCCATCTGTGTGGCCACCGTCATGTTCTGCGTGTTTTTCCCGCTCCTGGTCGCCATCGTGCGACCCAACTGAAAGGCTGCCCACCATGAAGAATGGTCCCGGACGGTACCTGGAAGGTCCGCTGAAGCTCGTTCTCCTCGCTGGCCTGTTCCTGGTCGTCCTCGCCCTCTACAGCGCGTGTACCGGCTGACCGGAGCAGCACCCACCTCCCCTCGGTGATCGTATTCACCGGGGGGAGGTTTCGTATCCGATACGGCGGTAGCATGGTCGCATCGATACAGGGGGTGATGGAATGACAGTGCACGGTTGGGACGCCAGCGATTACGACCGGGACCGCGGACCCATGGACTACCAGGCGGCGCGCAACGACGGAATGCTGTTCGCGACCCACAAGATCACCGAGGGTACTGGCACTGTGCACCAGTACGCCGGGGACTCTTTGACGCGCATGCACAACGCCGGAATCCAGGTGATTGGCACCTACCACGTGGTTCGGTCAGGGAACGTCGCCGCCCAGCTGGACCACTACTTTGCCGAGCTGGACCGGCAGGCCCCCGGATGGCGGTCGCACCGCAACTGGATCCATCAAGTGGATCTTGAGAAGTGGGGATACGACAACGTATCTGCCGGAGTCGGGCTTTCCTTCGTTGATGCGCTGCGGGCGGAGACTGACCAGTTCGTCACCCTGTACGCATCGAAGGGCCAGTACGGGGACACGCTGCGAGGATGCCCGGTTCCGCTGTGGAACGCGAACTACGGCAGCAACCCGACCGGGTGGTACTACCACAACTACCCCGGCGACGACTCGCCCCGCTGGGGCGCGTACAGCGGGATCGTGCCAACGTTCCTTCAGTACGGTTCCAATAACACAATCGGCAGGCAGGGCACCTGTGACGCGAACGCGTTCAGGGGGACCATCGAGCAGCTGGTAGCACTGACAACGAAGGGGAGCGAGATGTCAATAGACGCCCACGACATCATCTGTCGCTGGAGTCAGGGATTCACCACGACGACAGACGGCAAGAACACTGTGGCCCCAGTTGTGTGGCAGTTGAGGATGGAGGAATGGCAGAAGCACGTCAACACCAAGCTCGACGAGGGAGCTATCTCGGCCAAGGGTCTCGCTGAGGCGATTTCTGCTCTCCAGGAGGCCGTGAAGGCGATTCAGCTGGGTGGGGTGGATGTTGCCGCCCTCGCCGCCGCCCTCCAGACCGCACTTCCCAGCTCGGCGTCGATCGCCGACGCTGTAGCCACCGACATCGCCAGCCGCCTGGAGTCGTAGAGCCCGGCGGCGAGCACGAAGAGGCGGCCAGCTCCGAAGTGACTCGGGGCTGGCCGCCTCTTCGTGCGCCTCGTTACTTCCGGCTGGTGAGCAGCGTGAACGGGAAGATGATCCCGAATACCACGGCGCCGAACACCAGCGCGGCGACCTTGATCAGGTCAACATGATCGCTCCAGCCCATCGCGATGAGTCCAGCGCAGAAGAGTCCGATCAGGAACGAGCCGAGAGCGAGGAAAGCTTTCACTACTACCTCCTGGTGTAATCCTTGTAGCAGCAGGATAGCATCTACCCCGTGAGTGAAGCATGGTGGAACCACCCGCACCGGAATTGTCGAGACCTTTCCATAGCCTATACAGGCGAGGATGGGCTCAGTTCGGCACGACTCGCCGGCATCTGCGCCTCGCGGGGCGGCTGCCCGGTACGCCTCCAGTGCCTTGACTCGGCACTCGAAGAGCAGGACTGCAACACCGTCCGGGGCGCGGCCACCCCACGCAGGCTCCGAGAGATCATCGAGGCGCGCAGGGACGAGGCATCCGGGAAGCCGGGACAGTCCCGCGGTCGCGGGAAACGGGCTGGGATGGATGCGGGGCAGCTCTACAGCAAGTTGCTCAGCGACATATCGCTACTGGTGGAACGGCAGAGTGGAGGTGAAGCGGAGTGCGCCGCGAGGAGGAGGGGAACGACGCCGAGCCAGGCGGAGTCCATTGCTCGATACCGGGCTGTGAGAGCAGCTTCGATGGGACTTTCCCCGGGTGCTCTCGTCTGACGTGCGCCCTCGCTGCTGGTTGGTCGGCGATCACGTTCACGGATGGTCTGCGGTACGTGTGTCCGAGCTGCCAGAGGCCGTTGCCGTCACCGGTTGTCGACGCCTCGGGGGTGTCTCAGCTTGACCTGCTGGAGCAACTCCAGTAGCATCCCAGTAGCAAGCAAGTTAACCGAGCAGGGAGTCCCAGTGACCGAGAAGAAGTCAACGGCAGCCGTCGCCCTCGACGGAGCGGCTGCCAAGTTGCGGGAGTGGAGCGACGCCGAGCGGGAGCTGGCCGTTGTGCAGGCCCGGGTCGACAAGCTCCGCGCCGAGTTCAAGGCAACGATGGTGGCCCTCGGCGTCGAGCGGGGAACCGTCAACGGTGTTGACGTTCTTTCGCACAAGCCCATCTCCACGTTCCGGGGCTCCGAGTTTGCCAAGGCGCGCCCCGACCTCGCCGAGCAGTACACCCGCGGCGCCTGGGTGAAGCAGTTGGACACCGTGGCCCTGAAGGCGGAGCTGCCGGAGGTCTACGCGCAGTACCTCGCCACCCAGCTGCGCCCCAACTTCAAGGCCCTGGACGCCGCCCTCGGCGGCGGGGGCACCACGACATGAGTCGCGCCAAGGCCATGGGGACCGCCGTCGAAACGGCGGCGGTCCGCTGGCTCACAGAGAACGGCTTCCCACTCGCGGAGCGTCTTGCCCTCCACGGGTCGGCGGACCAGGGTGACATCCGTCTCCAGCGCGCCCCGACCATCATCGCCGAGTGCAAGCGGGCGATGCTGGGTGTCCAGGTCACACCGTGGATGCGGGAGCTGGATACAGAGGTGCGCAACGCTGGCGCCTCATACGGGCTGCTCATCGCCCAGCAGAAGGGGGTCGGAATCGGGCGCGTCCACCGGTGGGTAGGGGCCATGCGCTACCTGCCCTGGCAGAAGCTGGCCAGCTACTGCCCCCCCGACGCAAAGGAGCTGGTGGACGTCTCACCAGCGAAGCTGAACACCCGATACGTTCCCACGCTCCTGAATCGCGCCACCTCCTACCGCCTGACCGGGCCGCGGGTTCCTTTCGCATCCACCTACACTCCAGGCTCCACCGACCTGGAGAGCGTGGCGATCCTCGGCCCCCTGGAGCAGTTCATCGCCATGTTCCGGTTCGCCGGCCACGGGAAGGACACCGGCAGTGAATTTGAGTGATCTCACATCCAGCCTGTACCAGGGTGAGGCAGTTCCCGTAACGAACACCTACACGCTGTCGGGCTCCCTGATGGAGTTCGTCGACGAACCGTGGACGAGTCCGTTCGGGCTCTATGACGCGATCCTGCGGTCGGCGTGGTCCGGCTCATCGGCAACCGGTCAGCGGCGCGTCGCCGAGCTGCGGCTGATCCTGCAAGCGGTACCCGGTCTCCGGGATTCCGCCAGCGTCGAGCTTGACCAGGCTCGGGCGGCGTACGTCACGCACCTGCTCACGGGCCCGACCATGCTCAGTGTCCGCGCCAGTTCCGGGGGCGGTAGCGTGGAGGGCAGGACCATCGACGTCCTGACGGACTGGCGACAGTTCCGCAGCAGCCCGATCGGTCGGCACTGCGCGCTGAACCTCGTCTCCGAGGCACCAGTTCCATTGATGCTGCGCACCACGGCGTTCGAGCTGCTCGGTCGCTACGCGGAGCACTCGGCACTACCGATCTGCGGCCCGGTGCAGAGCATCATGTCGCAGGTGAGCCGCACAAACGCGTCAGCAGCCAGTTCCATGGTGGACCTGGCTGTGGCATGCCTCATCCCGCCCGTCGCCTGACAAGGAGAAGCTCATGGACCTCGCCGAGGTCACGGTGGACACGCCGTCCACCGACGGCATGGGGGACAAGATCCTCGCGCTCGTCCTGGAGAACCCCAAGGTGATCGCCGTGCTGATCATCGTGGTGGTACTCATGGTGGTTTTCAAGCAGGTGGGAGCCGCCGTAGTCTCACTGGTAGGGAAGTTCGCCTTCCCCATCGGAATCATCGTCGTCATCGGGATCGCCATAGCTGCGGCGAAGCTCGCCGGCTAGGAAGGGGTCAGACCGTGTTGTCGCTGAGGGTGGCCGCAGTGGTGGCCAAGGCTTCCCTGCTCGCCGGGGCGACCATCCTCGCCACCGGCACGGTCGACCTTTCATATGTCGATGGACTTGGATGGTTCTACATGATTGCACTGCTCATGGTCGTGTGGCTGCTGAGCAGCCTGCTGATCCCCGTGAATCGCCGTCCGAAGCCGACCCCGGTTGCGGTGCGGCGGAAGCCGGGACATCTCCGGCTCGCCGAAGCTGGCGCGGCGCGTCCGCAGCGCGGCCGACACCGCGGCAATCAGCAGCGTCTGCCGCTCATGAACCCGCCACTGGTCCCGGCCCCGTATGGTCGCCTCCACGCGTAGCTTTCCGCCGCGCAGCAGGGTCACCTTGCCGCCCAGGAACCACTTCCAGCGCATGCTCCACCTTGCGATGGCCACGGCAACAGCGTCACGCGCTGCCGTGGCCATCAGCCCGTCTTCCCAGCCGGCAACCCATACGTAGCGGCGCCGCGACTCAGCCATTCCTCGACCTGACCAGCACGGCGATGGCGGCGATAGCGGAGACGACGCTCACGACCGCCTGTGTCTGCGCCTCGTCCAGTCCCAGCCCGAAACTCGCCGCTGCCGACAGGATGGTCGCAGCGAGGGTTGCGACGGTGGAACGCGCCGCCATGGCCCGGGACAGCTTGTCAGCGCTGGATGGCTGCTGGGTGGGCTGCTGTGGATCCGGCTGGGACGGCGCCAGGGTGGAACCTGGCGATTGCGGCTGTGACGTCTTCCCAGCCTCGTACCGCTCTGGCCAGGACCAGGTTGGCATGTTGCTCGGCTGCTCGTCCATCTCTGGTGACCTCCCTGCTTTCGTCCACGGCTCATCCTTTCTGGCATTCTTCCAGCAGCGCCTTGAGTGTCCTCAGCTGGCCATCAAGGTGTGCCACCGCAGCGGCACAGGACTGCGCCGCCCTGCGGTAATAGTCGCAGTCTTCTCGCTCCCTGGCGAGTGCCGCTTCAGACGAGCTGGTGAGGCGTTTCATCTCAGCGTCGTGTGACGCCTGCATCCTGGTGACGACCGGTCTCGGGTACAGAGCGCCGGAGACGAACAGGATGATGGTGATCAGGACGGCAGCGCCGCAGAAGGTAACCACCCACATCGTCATGGGGTGATCATACCTCCTGCTACAGGATCCCTATCTTCGCCACTGCCATCTCGGCTGAGTTGATGATCCCCGCCCCTCCGGAGATCTGGTACACGGTCATTGTGACGTTTTCCCCGGCTGCGCTGTAGAACACTCCGACGGTGGAAAGTGTGACGAGTGAGGTGTATCCGAACGGTCCGCTCTGTGTGGATGCGATATTGGTTGACACAGACCCGGCGATATTGACCTGTGCCGTGTTGATGTTTCCAGACCCAATGAACGCAGCGCTGGCGGTCACCAGGAACAGGCCGCGAGGTACTACAACGTTGGTGGTGCTCACGGCAAGATCAACGTACGCATCGCTGTCGTACAGCTCTGCCCCCCAAGGGACGGTGACGACGGCTCCGGAGGCGAGCGGTGTCCCGTAGACAGCCGACACTGCGGCACCTCGGCGCCTTTGCAGTTCAGCCACCCTGGCCGCGTTGCGCTCCGTCCTGTACTGAATGTCGGTAAATGCGTCAATGAGAGCTTGACGCATATCGACATCATCGATATCCGGGACCCGGATCGACGCGAACGGCGTCCTATACATCGGATAGCCCCCTGACCCGGTGGGTCCATAGTTTCGAGTACGAAAGCACGTTCAGGTTACCAGACCCGATCATGTTAACCTCAACCGACATGAGGCAATAAAATGGATCGTGGATCTCTACCATATGCGAGAATCCAAGAGCTATTGCTCCGCGCGATGTTGTTGCCTCATCGCTCCTCACAAACTCCGTGAAGGAATTGAGGAGCCTCGGGCCGCGCCGGTCATACAGATTGAGGTCAGCCCATGCAGCGTTAACTGTTCCGGCATTTATCATGTCAACGAATCCACCAACATGATAAATGCCAGGCCTCCAGTCGTTGTCCATTGAGATTCCACTTGCGGCAAATGCTCCATACCTACTGAGGTATGTCATTGTACTGAAGCTCAGTCGGGTCCCAGCTGAAGTCGCATAGCATGTCTGATTCGCCGGAAGTTTTGCTATTGCCGCCTCTGGGCGCTCAAGGTGGTCAATATCCTGCTCCTGCTGGGCGAATCGCGAATCGGCGGCTTCTGCGATCAGCCTGATCGCCGCCGGGGACGCGTAATCGCTATCTTCCAGCAAGGGGAATCCACAAGCGTTTGTAAGCATCAGTCACTCACCCTGAACATGTACTCTGTGGCCTTGAGGACGATAGCGTCGGTGGGCGCCCCCAGGCCGCTAATCGAAACTGATGACGAGAGCCTGTAGGCGGAATATGGGCCGGAAACCTCCAGCGCGCCAGCACAGGCCACACCGCCACCGGTTGGCGGGTTATTCGTTGTGTTGAAGTCCCTGGCTGTGGAAGTTTTCGTGAAGTCGCCACCATTGCCGACGCGAACATCATTGCCCTCAGTTCCAGAATACTGGGCATTGATGGCGTGCCCCGTCATCCACAGGCCCACCGGGCTGAGGGTCACCGAATCCGGATCTGCCACCAGATCAGCCAGGCCGGTCGGGTCAATGTCGACCGCGGAGAACGGAATGATCGTTGACGACGTCACGGCGCCGCTGGTTGCGGATACCCTCGCGGCCGGCGGGTTGGTCAGCAGGTTGATGCTGGCCTCCAGTGCCGTCATCGCGGCGCACGCCGCCTCCGATGCGACATTGAACTCGGCTGGGAAGTCGCAGGGAGCATCGGAAGTGGCGATATCTGTCCAGGTGGTCACATACGGCAGGATCGTCAGGGCGATCCCCCTGGAGATCGCCGCCGCACCGCCGGTGACGACGATTGTCGCCGCCCCGACGTTTGCCGCCGCCGTCTGCACCTGGCCGACCATAATCTCGGCCGAGTCATCCCCGAGAGTCGACGACCGGGCCATGATCTCCGTATAGCCGGCCGGCGGAGTAGTGCCGGTCCAGTCGTCCTGCTTCCATCCGATCAATAGGGCGAGGCATCCGTCTCGGGTCACCGAGAGGGCTGGCGTGCCGATGTTCTGTGCCGCACCGTTGAGGACAACGGCGGTTCCGTTGAGCAGCTGATCAATGTCCGGCGCACAGAACCGCAGCGCTGCGGCCTTGGCGATGGTGGTCGAATTTGCCGCACCACCAGTAAAGGACACCGTCGGCATGGAGAACGCGCCCGTCGGGGCGATGCGGGCGAAGACGGCGACGTTCCCGTACAGAACCAGGGTCTTCCATCCCAGCGGGATACTGGGAACCCCGGTCCCGCTGTTGCGGATGGAGGCGAGGATGAGAACCAGGTCACCGGGGACGATGTCCGCCGGCATTCCCGGCGCAACCGGTATGTTGTTTCCGGTGGTTCCGGATCCGGCCGATACGAACTGAATCGTCTTCACGGGTACACCAACCTCCCAGCGATTATCGCCGCTCCTCCGTCATCGACCAGCACCAGGACCACATGTCCGACGATGGGCGTGTATGACGCCAGGCGCGAGGTGATCGGCATGTCCCCGGCCGCCGTGGTGACCACCAGCGGAGATGTGGTCTTCACAGTGCCCACCCGGCGGCGTAGCCCCGACTCGGAGGCCGAGGTCAGCGCCAAGGCCAGCGCGGCGCTCATTCCTCGTCACCTCCTGGCGACTTCCATTGGATCGACATGTTGGGATTTCTCCCCACGTTTGCAGTGAAGGATGACAGTGCCCGCGGGAAGCTGCCCTGATCAGTGATGATCGTAGCAACGTCCCCAAGCTCCAGGGACGGGTCATAGGGACCCGAGGTGGCCACCTGCATCACCTGGGCGCGGCCCCGACGCAGACGCTGCCGGGCGATTCCCTCAGCCTGCGCTGAGCTGGCGACAGTATCCTCCTGCACCTTCAGCACCCGGCGCCCCAGCGGACCTCGGTAGTACGTCACAGACTCCGGATCGGTGTCAGACGCGGTGCCCGAGACCGGGGCATCTCCGGTCGCCGGCTCCCCGGCCACCTGGCAGATCGTGTACACCCCGGTCCTGGAGCGCGTCAGGGTGACCGAGGCCCCGTCGACACCGCTGGTGATCGTGGCGACAGCGGGTCCCAGCTCAGACTGACCCCAGGGGATCAGTCGCATGGTGTAACGCCCGTCGGGTAGCTGGTACCAGAAGCATCCGACCGCACCGGCCAGGTCATCAAGGGCTGCGGCCCGGTCCGCCTCCCATGTCTGGGACGGGACGGCGGCGTACGTCTCATCGAAGGTTCCGAACAGCGCCCCCGGCTGGGAGTCGGAGATCAGGTCCTTTACCCGAGTGGACACCAAGACTCCGGGGCCCGAGGAGACCGGGACAGTGAACTTGTCCTCAACGATCTGCTCAACCCGATCGGCGGCGTCGATCGCGCACGTCGCCGAGCCGACCTGGAGGGACGCGGCGGTCACCGGGCCGGTGAACGCCGGCCACAGATATGCCGACGCGGCACCGCCGCGCCAGCCGCACCACAGCACAAGCTCCGTCTCCAATGGATCGAGCAGCGAACCACTGGCGGCTGGGAACAGGGTGGAGGAGAGGGTGAGGCGCAGCCGCCGCGTCACCCGGTTCTCCAGGTTGGCCGACAGGCTCCCGTCGGAGATGGGAATCCCCGCATCGCCGTACCCGTCGACCCTGACGCCGCCCTTCCACGCCTCCAACCGGCGCACGAAGGTGCCGCCGGTGGCAAGGATCCTCCGGTACGCCTGGTCGTTTCCGCCGCTGAGCATCCGCCTCACACTCCAGTGGTGAGCTGGTGCCAGGTGTCCCCGGTGGCAATCACGTTGGCCCAGGTCGGGTACTGGGCGAGCACCTCTGTCCAGGTGCGCATAGCCGTGGGAAGGCCTCCGCCACCCACCCCGTAGCCGAGCGAATCCCACGAGAGGCCGGCGGCGATCATGGCCAGCCACGTGGCGTACCCGCCGCTGCACAGGTCGTCCCAGCGCGTTCCGAGCCACCCGTACGCCGCCCCGGCCGGCGGGTCGACCTCACGAACCTGGCAGGTGAACGTCCGCCACTGCTTGCGATGGTTGGAGCTGATGCGGGAGTAGGTCGTGCTCCGTACCGACAGGTACCGCGGTGGCATCTGGTAGCCGTCCGGTGGCCTGAGTAGGAGTATCGAGCCGGGGGCGAGGAGGGCTTCGGCGGCCTCCCGGTCGGCCTGCGTCCGGGTGGCGAAGCGGACCTCGAACGATGGTGACGCCAGCGGCTCCGTCACGGTGAACGGGGTCCGGCGCCCAGCGACCTCGGAAAGATCGGATTGGGCGTTGATGGACTCGTCCCCAAGACTGAGCATGATGATCGCCGGGGAGCTTACCGGACACGCGGTCGGAGACGTCCGGGACATGATCAGCGGGACGTCGAGATAGGGCCGCAGCGGATCTCCCAGCCGCCACACGCGACTGGAGGCGACCGTCACCGGACCGGCCGCGACCGTCGCCACGTCGCCCGGAAGCCCGCCCAGGTACTCCACGGCGGTATCAAGCGGCACTGTGGTGTCAAAGAACACCCCGGACCCATTGATCAACTGCACGTTGGCGTCAGCAGCCAGGTATCCGGCCGGGACAATCGCGGGGAACTCGGTGGATTCGCCGACCACCCGGCGCGCCACGGTCACGATCCCGCCCGGTGCCGGGTCGCCGGAGGTGTCCACGCGCAGCATCACCAGGCCCAGATCCGCGTACACCAGGGTTGAGATGTGGACGAGAGTGGTCACCGGATCACGCCCGTAGCGCCAGGGCTGGGACGTTGGTGGCCGCACTCCACGCCGCCAGGGTGGCGGGGACCGGGTAGGAGGCCGTTGACCTACCGTAGCCGATCGTCCCGTCGTACAGGATCTCCATCCCAGACCCGGAGATCGGGCACGAGCGGATGGCCAGCGTGGTGTTGTCGGCGGCGAACACCAGCCCGTAGCGGACCCCGGCCGTCAGGGTGGGGCCGGCCGCGATGGCGTTGACGATCGCGCCAGCCGCTGGACATGCCGTGGCGCCCAGGGACCAGAGACGAGCCCGGGTAGTGGCGTCGATGATGGCCAGGTCGTAGTTCCCGGACTGCACGGTGCACCACCAGGTGAATTTCGTCGGGGTGACGGTCGCCTTCGGCCTGATGACGGCCACGAGAGCGTCACCGGCGGACGACAGGACGCTGGTGGTGTAGGCGCCGGCCACCAGGGTTCCGATGTCGCCCAGTGACGTCAGGGCAAGGTCGGGGACGCAGGCCGCGACGTCGCTGTCGACGGCCGCGACCGCCGCCTGGATCTGTGCTGGCCCGTTGGACGGGTCCGCTGGCACCGGGTAGGGGTAGCCGCGTGAGGTGCTGGGCATGAGTCTCGATCTCCTTACGCTGCTCTTGTGCCGTACGACGCATCCGTGACGGCTGAGTCGACCCGGCTGTCCACCGTTCTCACGATCCGGGCCTCCACCTGCTCCTCGCCCAGGTAGAAGACCTGGGTGACGCTTCCGCCACCGCCACTGCCGAGCATCTTGTCAAGGCCGGACTGCCGAGCAAGCTGCCGGGCCCGGTTGGGGCGCGTCAGCGGAATGACAACCTCGTCACCAGACTCGCCGATCGTGGCGAGTTCCGGGCGACGGATGATGCCGCCGTCGGCATACCCCTGGGTGCCGGCCGGCATCCATTTGCTGTTGTTTCCGCCGAGGCCGACCGCCGATCCGGCTTTCTCGGCCAGACGCCCCAGCCAGGCGAGCGCATCCTGCACGGCGGCGACCAGTGACCCGATGGCAGCGACGATGACTCCGATGACCCAGACGATTCCCAGGAGGGCGCCACCGGCGATGGCCGCGGTGGTGGCGATGCCCTTCATGGCGTATTCGCCTTCCTTGCTCGCTGCGAAGTCCTTGAAATCCTTGATCATGTCTCCGACGATCCGCAGGAAGCTGTCACCCTCCTTGTTGGCGTCATCAAACAACACCGCGAACAGCCCGATCAACTGCTCGATGATGTACACAATATCGCCCAGGGTTCTCTGAGCGGAGTCGAGCCACCCCTGGAACCGGCCATCACTGATCGCGGCATTGAGCCAGTCAGCCAACTTCTGGATGAAGCCGCCGAGACCGCCGCTGACCATCCGCTCCAGGGCTGGGAGGGCTTTGCTGGCTGCGGACACGAGAGCGTTGATCAGGTTGCTGATGGGGCCCGACAGGGTTGTGATAATGCCGGAGGTCGAGGCGAACAGCTTGGTGAGGAACAGCTGCGTGGCCGGGTTGCCGAGCACGTTGCCGACGCTGGCCAGCAGGGTGCCCACGCTCCCAGCCACCGATGCCAGTCCGGTGGTGAGCGTCGGCCCGATACTGGCGAGGATCTTTGTCACAACGCCCTTGAGCGGTGCGAACAGGCTCTCCTGCGTCTTAGACTTGATCTGATCCAAGATCGGTAGAGCCTTACGGAACTCCAACACGAAGCTCCGGGCCGACGGCGTCAGCTTCTTCAGTGCCTCGTTGAGCTTCTCCGGATCCCGGGAGAACACAGCCTCCAGGGCATCCCCGACGCCCGTCAGGCCGATCTTCACAGCAGCGGCCGTGGCCAGCAGAACCGACAGGCCGGCTGGGAGGAATGCTGAGAGCTTGACGACGTTCAGCAGTTCCCGGCCGGTGGCGTTGAAGGCCCCCGCGAGGATGGTGGCGAGGAAGGACAGGGACGTCACCATCACGGCCAGCCCCTGAAGGCTGGTGGGGATCAGGCCCCTGAACAGGCCGCGCATCCCGTTGCTGGCACTCTGGAGCGGCCCCAGGATCTCGCCGCGCAGCTGCCCGGTGGTCCTGGCGATCAGGGATCCGAGCTGCCCGCGGTCGACCTCCACCTCAACGTCGAGATGGAGCCGGGCCGTCAGCCGGATTCCCCGCAGGATCAGGTTGATGCGACGCCGGATCGAGGGCGCCTGGCGAAGCACTTCGTTGGCAATGCCATCGGTCAATTCCTTGCCGATGCGCTTGCCAGCGCGTTTCGCCTCCCGCTCGGTGCCCTCCAGGGCAGCCTTCAGCTTCGCGTTGAGTCCGCGACCGAAGCCAGCGGTGTTGGCCTCAACGTCGACTGAAGCCTTTCCAAGCCTGTTCACCGGCATGCGATCATCCTACCCGGGGAGGCGCCCCCGAAGCTCACCCGCGGCGGCCATGAAGTCGGCCGCGTCCATGGCCCCGTCCACCTCCGGATCGGCGTCGCCGGCGACCGGCTTCCGCTTCACCTCAGTGACGAGCTGGTTCAACTCACTCTCTCCATGTTTGCTCCACAGGCGCCGCAGGAGCAGCCACACCGCGTCCAGCCACACTCCCAGGGTCACACGCTCGGGGGTGATGCCGGCGAGGGCCAGCTCCCCGCCGAGCGCCTCCCATGTCTCATCCGCCACCGCGAGGATGTTGATCACTTCCCACCAGTCCCTGCCGGCCGCCACGGTGAGCAGGGACTGGCCGGCGCTGGTGACGGTCTCGGCTGGGAGGGAACCGGCGAGCAGCGCGGCGACGACGTTCTCCATCCCCTGGTCAGGAAGGACCTGCACCAGGACCCCGCCCCAGGTCAGCTCGTCCTTGAGCAGCGCCTCCAGCCACTGGTCGGCCATCAGGCGCTCGGTGAACACCTCCAGGGCCTCCCCATCCCAGGGGAACGTCACCCGGATCGGGGTGGCGATCGTGGCAAGGATCCCGCCGGTCACCGCCGCCGCCCCCTGCGCCTCGGGACGCGCTGCGCCTGTGTGGCGGGCGGCGCGGGCGGGTGGCGGCGCTCCTGTCGGTTGTTGGGCTCGACTCCGAGGAGGAGTTCGAGCATCTCCTGATAGGTGATCCTCCGGGAGGCAAGTTCCGTGATGATCGCGTCAATGTCATTCTCGGACGGGACGAGCGAGGACAGCGCGTCGCGGCAGATCGCCACCAGCGCCTTGAACTCCGCCGCCGTACCGCTGTCCTTGCCTGACATCTGATACCGCAGGTCAATGGCAAGAACCATCGACTCGTCCGGCTTGCGACAGGCCGCTGTGTGGTTCCCGAACGTGATCTGCCGGAGGTCGTCATCTGGCTCTGGTGTCGTGCTGGGATCCGCCTCGTTCATGGAGTGATCGTACCTGCCCCAGGGGTGATCGTCACTTCGAACCCGGCCCGCTTGCCGAACCTGACCAGCGGCTTGACGAGGAACTTTGACCCCTTGGTTCCCGGGTGATTTACGGAGTGGAAGTGAACGATGCGACCGACGCGGCGCCAGAAGAAGGTGAGCATGGGGCCGCCGGGCCGCTGCCGGATCGGGTGACGCGGCGATCCCTCGTGCTCCAGCAGGGAGCGGCCGTGATGCGCCGTGATGGTCGAGGAGACCTTCGTCGCCGTCGTCGACCGCGTCACCGCTATCCCAGCCCGGACCGCGCCGGTACGCACCCGCACCGTCGACAGGGCGCCGCGGTGCACCTTCTTGGCCGTCTTGTCGACCAGGGGACGGACAAGGTCCTGGGGGACCCGGCGGACGGCTTCACGGTCGAGAACGATCTTCACGGCCACGGGGCACTCCTCAGAGGGGAAGCTCGGGGCAGTCGCCGATGACGGCCATCTCGAATGAGACGACGCCGCCGCCGCAGCCACCGTCGACAGGGATGGCCTGCCAGGTGGGGTCGCTGATGTCCTGCTCGGTGATCCAGTCGAACTCGGACACACCCCACACGGCGCGCATCATGCGCTCGGCGTCGTCGAGAACCTTCCTGGTGTACAGGAGGTGCTCCTCCGGCTTCGGCACGCGCCCGTCGTTGCCCATCACCGGGGCGCAGCGGAACACCATCAGGTGGATGGTGATCCTCATATACAGGGAGCCGTCCTGCTGCTGGGAGGTGCGCACCTCCATGGCCCCGTCGCTGATCAGGACCACACCGAGCCCCTTGCAGCACTGGTCGGTGAAGGCGTCGATGTCGGCGGCAACTTCCTCGCCAACCGTCAGCTGCCATCGCTCCGGCGTCCAGGGGGACGCCACGAAGGCCTTCTGGAACTCGGCCAGAACCATGTCGGCCACGGTCGATAGCACTGGCATCAGAGACCTACCACCGGGGCTGTGCCGCCGGGCACCAGGACCCGGGGCGAGTGGGTGTTGCGATGCGGATTCAGGGCGATGATCATGGCGTCCACCTCGGCGATCCCCGTGAGGCCCCGCTCCAGCAGGACCGTCGGGTCAACCATGTCCACGGCGATACCCTGACGGGTGATCGTCTTCGCCCGGGACGGAAGCCGGCAACTGGTGCTGTCCGTCGGCGACATCGCCCGAGCCAGCTCCAGGGCATAGGTTCCCGTCATGGCCAGCAGGTCAGCTGAGGCCGGGATGCCCAGCGTGTAGTTGACGACGAACGCCGTCGCATCCGTGCCGGGCAGGGAAATGTCCTGCCACAGCGGCCAGGAAAGACCGTCGACGCGGACCAGGATCTCGCCCTCGTCCAGGCGGTAGTTGGCCGCCGCGAACAGTACCCCGCCGATAACGACAGACGTGATCGCGTTGACTGGGCCGAGCAGCTTGACGCGGGCCGGTTCGATGTCGGTGCACAGGTAGTCGCTCGGCATGTTGATCCACTGACCGGTTCCAATGTCCACCGGAGACCAGGGAGCCGACCCACCGACCCACGCCTGTGAGGCGTAACGCGGACACAGGACCGGGCGCGCGATCGTGGCGCACGCGCCGAACTGCCGGCCGGTTGACGCCCACATGATTCGTGAGGCCGAGGAGTCGGCCAGGGTCCGGGTGGCAGCCGGATACGCGTTCCACTCGGCAAGGTCTTCAGCTGAGTGGTGCGTGTGGGTCGGAACCCAACCACAAGGCCCGTTGGTCATGGCTCCACCCTACAGGTTGACGATCGTGGCCGGACCATACATCACCGTCCGGGCCGCCGTGCCGACCAGGCAGTCAACACGCCACACGTGTGGATACGGAGACACCAGCGCCGAGGCGGGAAGATACGCCGTGGCGCGGATCAGCTGCGTTGTCTGCACCGTGATCAGCATCTGAGCTGGGACCGCGGTGGTCAGCGTCACCACGCCCGGGTCGGTGTCCGGAGTGTCGGCGTTCGGCTTCAACAACACCCGCATGGAGGTGACCAGGGTCAGGTCGTCGGTCGGATCATCGGGGGCGACCGAGATCCGTAGCTTGGTGGTGTTGCCCTCCAGGAGCACGATCGGCGTCAAGGTGCCCATTCAGTCCACCTCCACCGTTCCGGACAGGGTGTCGAGAATCAGCTGCCCGTGCATTGTCGCGCCACCCCTCTCGTGGTTCCCAGCCCCCCGGACCCGTCCACCGGGGGGCTGGGAAGAATCACGCCATCGTCACAGAACCGGTGTACACCACATCTGAATGAGCGGACGGCCGGTAGGTGACGCTGTAGGTCCCGGCCAGAGCGTACACGTGCGTGGCCGTGAGCGCCCCGGAGAGCACCGCAGCCGCCGGTGTCGCGTCACCCCAGCTGATGTAGCCGGGGGTGGTGTCCGCGACGGGCAGCGGGATCGTGGCGGTCGCGGCCAGGCCAGCTCCGGCACCATCGTCGTCGACGACGACCAGGGCCCCGACGACGGGACCGCAGTTGACGCTCTGGACGGGGGGTGCCAGTTCCGTGCGCTGGAAGATCCGGTGATCATCCGCCGCAAGAACAGCCTCGAACAGGCCCATGGGCTGCCCCAGGGTCGCCACAGCCTTGCTGAGGTTCACCGAGTACGGTCCGGTTCCCCACGGGGATCCGGTACGGCTCTTCGCCGAGATCTTCAGCTCCGAGAGGCCGTTCTCGTGCTTGATCTCATACATGGTCCCGTTGTAGAGCCACGGCCAGAGAACGTACCCGTAGGCCGCTGCTCCGGAGCAGGACGACTCCCCGGCCAGGCGCGTCCAGATCTCCAGAGCGAAATTGCTCAGCGTCGAGGAGTTGGCCTGCGTCCGCCAGCCAACGGCAGACGGAGTAGCCGCGTTGTCGTGGATAACGTCGTCGCCGGTCATCCACCCAACCAGGGTCGGAACCGCCTTGGAAACGATGATGTCCGCGGTCAGGTACTTGAGCCTCGACGGGTCGGTGCTGTACTCCTCCAGGTCGCCGTCAGCGTTGACCAGCGGGAACTCCGTCTCATCGAGCGGCTCGCCGGCCTGCTCGATTGAGATGAGGTTCTTGGAGGAGAACATTGCGCAGGAGGTGACGCTGGGAACCCCGCAGGGGTCCAGCAGCGTCAGTCGCATGGCTGCGGCCTTCAGTGGGGCAAGCTTATAGGTGGTCATTCCCTCTCCCCACCAGACTCTGAGCCGCCACCGGTCCCGGGCTGCTCCTTGGTTGTGATCTTACGCCCGGGAGCCCGCTTCTTGGTCTCCCGGGCGGCCGGCTGGGAGCGGACCGAGAGGCGCCGCTCGAACTCGACGGCAACATCCTCGGGGACAACGAATCGGTCAGGCGCGGTTCCCGACTCCACCTCATGGACCCGGTCCGGACCAACGATGTCGAGGAGTTCCACGGCGATTTCTCGCATTCCCCAGCGCTCCCCGGGGTGAATGGCTGCCATTGGTCTACCCCCCTACGCGATCGTGATATCGATGCAGGAAAACACGTTGTTGTGTGTCACAACGTATTCGCGGCGCGCGACCGCACGGATCCGGTTCTGCATGTCCTGCACCCTCGCGGACGGCAGGGCGAGATCCAGGTTGGCCACGTACGGGGACACGAAAATGTCCTTGTCTGGGGTGCGCCACACCGTGGTCGTCTCACACGCGTACGCGTAGATGTGGCCCGCTGCCGCTCCGCCGCCGGCCGGTCCCAGGTTGGCGTAGTTGCCGAGGGAGATGACGTTCCCAGCCTTCGTGACCAGGCGCCCGCCCTCCTTGATGATCCCGGACTCGTCCAGGTAGGAGCTGACCACCATCGGCAGGTGGATGATTCCCCGCACCGACGTCACGCTGGCCAGCCACTCGTCCAGCTGTCCCAGCCCGCGCCGGACGCTTGCCGCACCGGCGAGCAGGGTCGGAGCCACGAGGTTGTTGGCGAGGCTGTTCGCCTGAGCGAACGTCCCAGCCGAGAAGATTGCCTCAGCAACTGACTGTTCCCCGGCCAGGAGCCGGGCGATGAGCGTCTTCTCGATCTCATCCTGCGGCATGCCGATGGAGCCGGTTCCCATGGTCGCCTGGATCGCGAACGGGGTTCCTGTGACGAACGCTCCACAGCCGTCGGAGAAGGTAAGTACTGCCTCCTCGCAGGTGACCTCGAACCCCACGGGCAGCACCGTGGTCATGTCCTTGTAGCGAATCCCGCCGCCACGGGCGTGGACAGGGAGGTCTTCGACTCCGGTGGCCGCTGTGAACAGCCCGTATCGCTGCGTCTTCGGATTTGGATCTTCCGGCAGGTCCACTGCCGGGATGATGGCCACCATCAGCTATCTCCCTTCAGGTCAGGTGGCGGGACCGTCGGGCATCCGGGGGTCTCCCGGACGCCCGACGGCAACGCTATCTGTCAGGTCTGGGAACAGGTGACGGCGTGCTGCTGGCCGGTGTTGCCGGACGGGCAGATGCCAACGGTGTAGACGCGGCTGTCGCTGCGCCGGGGGATCATCCGGTTGCCCTGCTCGGTGAAGAATTCGATGCGGGTGTTACTTGCCAGCCGCACCGAGTCGTACACGGTGGACAGCTGGATGACGTCCGCCACCGCGTTGACCCAGGTCCCAGCGGGGTAGCTGAGGAACTTGAGCGAAATGGGCAGCGCCGTGACCGGGGTGGCGTCACCGGGGAAGCCGGCGCCGCCGTTGGAGCCGAACCGGTCCTGCCAGCCGTAGATGAACTGCGGGGCGATGTAGCGCTCCCGGAACCAGTTCATGATCCACGCGTCGGCGAGGCTCGGGTTGTCGGCGGTACCGTTGCGCCGCATGAAGTCCGCCCTCATCTGGGCGATGATCCACAGCGGGAACACCTGCTCGATGGTGGCGGTCCGGTCCAAGCGACCGCGGTACCGCTGGTCCACCGCTGCCATCTCGGCGGCAGGGAGAACCACGCTCAGCACGCTGCTGTCGGCCGACCACGGGAGCACGGCGGACAGGTCCACCGCGGTACTTCCCAGCACCACAGCCGCCACGTTCAGCGCGCTGCGGAAGTGCTGGAGGCCGATCAGCGAGCCCCGGGTGAACTCCCGCACATACTCCGGGTAGGCCCGGAGCTGGAGCAGGCCGGCGACCAGGCCGAAGCCGTTTACGCCGAGGCGGTACTCCGCCGGAGTGGGACAGTCCACGTTGACGAAGGTCTTCACGGTCCCCGCGATGACCTGGGCCTCGGTCAGGTTGAAGAAGTTGGCGCCCGGCGCCGGGGCCATGCCGTAGATCGTGGAGAAGTCGAGCTCCGGCATGATCCACACGCCGCCCCTGGTGGCGGTCATGGTGGGAGCGTCATACAGACCAGACGCGGCACCGTGGAACTGCACCGAGTAGTCGATCTCACTCGGCGAGCACCATCCTGAGGCCGTGAGGCCCTCCAGGCTGCCAGTCTGCTCGAACGCTGCGGTCCGGGCCGCGACCAGGGAACCACCAGGGAGGCGCGACTCGTCAACCAGAGAATCCATGACCTCGATGTCACGGCGGTCGCCAGCCATCGAGAACGCGGTCTCCGGAAGCCGGATCGTCGCGACGGGGTTCTTGGAGATCCCCTCCCCCAGGCCAAAGTAGCTGTCCAGCTGCGGCTTGATGGCGTCAGCCAGCCCACCGAGGCCATCAAGGACCTGGCCGGCACTGATGCCGTTCAGCCCCGCCGAGGCCGTGATCGCCGACCGGGCCAGGGTCTGGCTGACAACCGCGGCGGCCTGGGCGGTCACCAGCGGCCGGCCGGCGATGTCGCCGACGGTCGGGGCGCTGGTCGCCGGCTCAGCAACCGGGGACAGGGAGGCCAGCGGCTCAGTCTCGGTGACTCCTGCCGGCTGGGAGGGGGTGCCGTCGGTGGCGCCCAGAGCCTCGTCGGCCGACGCGACGAAGGCGCGCAGCGCCAGCATCCGGTCAACCTGCTCGTCAGTGGCACCGTCCGGGTTCCCCCGAGCGACGGAAAGTGCTGTGTTGTGCTCTTCAACAGCCTGGGCGCGATACCGCCGGAGAGCCTCCGGCGTGAGATCGCCAAGGTTGGTCGGGATGACAAACATCTCTGCTCCCTCCAGGAGCGATAGATGGAAACGTCACATCATTCGCCCCGGAGGCCCACAGCTCTACCCGGTGCAGGGTCAGTGTATACCACGACTTGCAGCGTTGGTTACATAGCTTGCAGCGTTAGTTACGCCCAGGGTGCAACTAACGCTGCATACCGCTACTTGAGGGGAACTCCCTGGCCTACCAGTTCCGTCGCCTCGGTCGGGGTGACCTTGCGCCAGATCCCGCCGCCACCCATCGTGATGGCGAGCCGGGCTCCCGTCTCCGTCCGAGCCAGGGTGCGGGAATTGTCCGCAAGGGTAATCAGGTAGTACTCGTCCGGGGTTCCTCCCCCGCAGTTGCAACCCATCTCATTCTCCCAGCTGGGAGAGCGGGGTGAGGTCCTCGATCCGCTTGGCCCGATCGGCGGAGTCGAGGGCGAAGAGCACCGCAAGACGCTCCTCCCGGGCATGGCGGGCGCGAAGGTCCCGATCGGCCCGGTCGGCGACCGTCTTGGCGATGGCGTCGATGTCGACCAGCGGCGCCGGGGCGGCTGGCACGACAGGCTCTGATGCGGTGGCCGGCTCCGGTGGGGTCACGGGCTCCGGTGCTGCTGCTGGTGTTTCAACGGGTGTCGTCACGGGAATATCATCCCCCACTGGCGCCCCGGAAGCGACCAGGGACTGACATTCCCCGGCGTCAACCGACAGGGACCGGACCGCGCCGGAGTACGGGGCCGGGAAGCCGGCGATGTTGACGGCGAGCACGGCGACCAGATCCAGACCCTCGTCACCGTGGCGCCGCCAGTCCCCGGACATGGGGGAGCGCCGCAGCATCGCAACCTGCTCCGGGCTGGTTCCGGGAACGAGCGCCCCGGCAAGCCAGATCCCGTGGTCATCCTCGCCGGCCGCCGCGATGGCGGCACAGGTGCTGGTCTTGTCGTAGTGCTCCTTCGTCATCGCCGGGGAGAAGGACAGCGGCGGATGTGTGCCGTCCATCATGATCCGACCGACGGGGATGATCCGGCCGTCCGAGGCGAGCACCGTCCCATCGGTGAAGCGCCGATATCCGCTCGGTGACGGCGGAGGGGTGAAGCACTGGCCGGTGGTGGCCTGCAACGCCCGGTGGCAGGAACTGTGTGTGGCCAGGTGCACCATGAACCGGCCGTCGCAGCCGATGATCGGGGACGGGGTCGGGCCGGGGAGCTTCGGATCCTCGAACCATTCCGCTGGTGGGGCGATCGGCGCGGCGGACGCGGCGATCGCTTCGAGACTGCTGGATTTCACGTCCGGAAGGCCGGAGCGCTTGTCCCATGGCGCCTGAAGACTGGGATCGCCGTACAAATTCCCCAGCCGCAGGTAGATCTCGCTGATGATCCGGCGCAGGCGTCCCTTCTCCTCGTCCGAGACGGTTGGCAGGCCACCGTGCGCCCCGGAGACAAGGGCCGCCGCTGCGTAGATCGCGTGGAAGTTGAGGGCGGCCTTGCCGTTGACAACATCCCCGATGGGCAGCCGGAACCGGTCGCGGGTCCCAGCCGCAGCCGCTGGGTCATACCAGAGGAACATGGAGCGCGCACGCTCCTCGGATCCGTCCGCCCAGGCAAGGATGTTCTTAAACGCCTGGTCAGCGTTGTATTCGACCTCGCGGGGCTGCGCTGGCATCGAGCGCCAGCTGGTGGTTCCGGTGAGCGCGAGGGACGCCTCCGGATTCGGGTCCGGCGTCAGGCTGGGAAGGTCGAACGCGGCGATTGGGACAATGGTGACGCCACAGATCTTCGCCCGGAGGTAGTCGATATAGGGCCGGCCGCCGTTCGGGTCCTCCTCCACCGACAGCTCCATGTCGGGCTCCAGGTCGGCCGATGCATTGGCCTGCTCGACCTCCATGAGCGCCAGGGCGCGATTTACCTCCGGAACGGCCTCCGGGTTGAGCCATGTTCCCCGCAGGTGGACGCCAACGTCGTCGATCGCGCTCCTGGTGACGGACCCGACGACAACGGCGCCCATGTGCGCCTGGGCCGTCTTCGTCTGAAGCAGGAGCGGCATGGGCAGGGTGCGCAGGGACAGTGAGCCGTGCCGGAACCGGCGCCGGTCACCGGTGTGTTGGTCGAAGCGGATGACCGTGAGGCTCCACGGGACCATCCACGCCTTCGGGTCGATGACGCTCACGCCCGGCCCCCCTTCTGTACGATCCTGATCCCGCAGCGGCAGCCGAGGATCTCCTCCAGTGGCCCGTTCGGATCCCCGGGGTAGGCGAGCTGCCCTTCCGGGAAGCTGAACAGTCCGCCGACGGCGACCCTCGTCCCGTCGATCATACGGTGGCTCGACCTTACTTTCTGGTCGTGGCTGGTCACCCATTCCTTCAGCGCCCCCGGCTGCCGGGCCGCCTCGGAGGACAGTACGGCCCCGGAGGCGATCCTGGTGGATTCGGTGGTGGCCACGCGCGCTGCCCAGCCGGACCAGCGGTCGCGGAACGCGAGGACGGCGCGGCGGATCGCCTCCGCGTCCCCACCTTCGCCCGAGACGCGTTCCAGTTCCTCAGCCAGCTCACCCAGGGCGAGACGCAGTTTCTGGGCGACCGCGGGTCCGAGCCGGGCCTCGCTGATGACCAGGGGCAGCTGGCGCTCCCACCACACCTCCAGCTGCCACACCACGGTCACGCTGATACGGCTGGGCTCCGGCTGCCCTTCTCCCAGCCCGAGGACGCGGAGGGCCCCCTCCGCCAGCCGGTTGATCAGCCGGACCAGGATCTCCCGGATGTTGTTCTCAGATGAGGCCATCGATGACCCCCGCCACCTGGAGCGCGTTCATCATCCGCTCCCTATCGTGGGGCAGTCCGGAAAGCAGGGTCGCCTCGCAGTGCCTGCGCAGTGCATCGGCGAGTGGGTCAACGTGCTGCTCTGGCACCCCGATTGTCGATGCCAGGGTGGTGAGCATCTGCTTCCATCCGGCGAGCAGCTTGCCCATGTCGTGGGTATCCCTGGTCACACTGATCTTGGTGTGCAGCTCGTGCCGGGGAACATCCCGCAACTGGTTGCGGGTCTCGTGGGTGAGCAGCCGGCCGCCGGCCAGCTCCAGGGCCCGGAGGGTGACCGCGTCCGACACGACGATGAGTGCGAGGGGGGACGGATCGTATCCGGCGGAAGCCGCGACCCCCTTCGGCGTGCGGTCCCTGGTCACCGGCGGCCGACCGGTCACCGGCTTCTTCGGGATGATCTCCGGCGCCGGTGGTGGCGGGGGCGGGGTTCCGGAGTCGGTGAGCAGCTGTCCGGCCGGGTCGGAGGGGTCGACCTCCGTCGGGGCGGCTGGGAGCATCTGTGCTGTG